AAATTGGGGGTTTTACTAGATATCTAATAAATTAGATTTATTATGCTACTAATACACGGTCAATAATCTTGCCGTATTCGCTACCTGCCTGGTCGGCATCTGGTAGAAGACGGAAGGTTACTGGGAATGTGGTTGGAGTCGTACGAGCAAGTGAGAATTGTGACTGTTGTACTGACAATACTCGACGTGCATAATAGATACGCTCTGCTGAAGTTGCAGTATTTGTAGAAGAAGTCTGGAATCCAGGGGCTTGTCCAACTGCAATTAGTTGACGCTCGGTTGGAGCCTGTCCAAGTGCACCTGCCTCAAGACCAAGTTCTCTTTTCTGATTAGGACTCGTTCCAGTTACTTGTCCAATACTTGAAGCGCCTTGTCCAAATACTGCTGCGATGTTCTCAAGAGTACCCTCTGACATTTCTGTTGCGATCATAACCTCCATAGCTGACTTGAACAGCTTAGCTGTATCAAGTAACTGATCTACGGTGACTGCATCAAATGTTGGGTTATATGTAATTTGAAGACCGTTGTTGGTAAAACCAACGTTGCGATATCCAAACTTACCTGCTTCTTGAGCAACGGCATTTAATGTAGTTGTGTATGATTCACCCGATACAAACGCTGGAACTCCTACTGTTGCTGGAACAGATGTTCCAGATGAAGCAGCAAGACCTGCGCCTGGTTCTATGTTACTGATATAATCTGAATCGTTAATGTCAATGTTTGACAAGAACAACGGGGACGCACCAACAATAATATTTTTAGCATTACCTACGGATTGTGCCATAGTTTTGTTACCTCCTATATTTCAATATATATATATATTTAAATCGTAAACCGAAGCTGGCTAGGCTTCTTTCCTCTGTAGGATAAGTTTATTGCATAACACCTAAAAAGGCAAACTCTAGGCAAACCTACCTACGTTATCTGTAATTCTAGAATATTTGACCTCTAATATGACTTCAGCCGAAAAGAACCCTTGAAGCTCCTCTGAAGGAGCTGTTGGGGATATATCGGCTATAAATATGCTATGAAACTTGAACTTATTAGATAGACCTGTCCATTTGTTTATGTCACTAGCAGAATCATCCATGCGTCTAAATTCGTCTGTCATATAATTTCGGATCTCTATTATATCCGCCACGGATGTGGCATATATGTTGAACAAGATTTGCTCACAGCATATTAGCCAGTTTTCTTCATAGGATAGTCCTATCTTGTCATAGACTATGTGCTTCTTGCCGCTTAAAAATTGATTCATTTCAGCTGCTTGCTGAACAGGTATAATTGGCACGATATTTTCATCTAGATTATCTGACCAGTAGGCGTCCTTGTCAAAAATATTACGAGTGTACAATTCTTTCCACAGATACTTACGAAGCTCTAGCATCGCATCTAGTTTATAGTCAGCCGTCACATTGCGCCTCCGAATGCAAGCATAAGGGCAGAATCTGCTTGAGATCTAATCATATTTGGAGAAAATGAATACTGAACCCTTTTAATGTTAGGGGGGACCCTTAGTGCTTTTGTAATTCCTGAGTTAAATATTCTTTGAAACCCCGATCTTTTAATTGATTGATTTACTAAGTTGCCGCTAAAAAATCTTGAATGAGCAAGCGTAAATTGATTTCTGGCAGCAGACCCGCCTGGTCTCCTGACGGTGACGGGCTGCCCTTTAGGCATAAATACAGTTTCTCCATTATACTCAAACACTAAGCGTTCGGCATTTTTAGGTCGAATTACAAGAGGCTTTCCTTCCTCTATTACTGAGGCCTTATTTACAAAGACATGCCTACGCTTTCTTGTAGAAGATGGGACCATTGATCGTGAAGGAAGAAACTCATAATTTATTTTAAAAGATACTCCTTCTTGTGATATTTTCTTTAGTCTAAAAAGCCTTGCCGTTGGAACACCAACCTTTTTCCACTCGTATACATGATGTAACGACTTGGTTCTTGTCCTAGCAAGTGCGTCTATATAGTTTCCAAAATCTGTGTTTATCTGATCAAATATTATTTTTGTAAATGCTCCCTTAAATTTAGCGCTTGATGTAAGTTTAGACAATACGGCTGCCTCATAGTATACATATGCCGACACTTGGGCCACCGTGCTATCCTTTAAGGGTCCCTTTTGGTTTGCATACATCATTCTTTCTAGCCCGCTTGATGCTTGAACCAGTATTCCGCTATTGTCCAATTTGCTGATTCTCCGATCTCTTCATAGCCGAGTTGTATGCAATAACACGACCAAACGGATCGGTTACTGGGGTAGTTCCCATTACCTCAAATACTGTAGGCGTCTCGTTAGGATAATTAATTTCATTCCAGATGGTGCTGCCGTCAGAATCTCTAATATTTGTAACCTTTTCTCTAGTCGTCAATTTTTCTGCAGTTCTGACCTGAATAATTTGATCATTTAAATACTTGTTTGAGAACACCTGTTTATCCCCCGACCTGATGGTGGCAGAGTTACTAATAATTCCCTTTACATGGCAGGGAACTGTTTTATAAAAATTCCAATTTCTGACTATTGCGCCTGTGTTGGAATCCTGAATCTCAAACTGTCTATATACATCCAAATTCATAGACAAGACAGAGTCTACGATACTACTCATTATATAATCTCTGCTTTAGCTGTCAAGAGGTAATCTGCTAGTAAATTATCTGCAAATGCATTTCCTGTGCCAGTATAGGCATTTCCTGTATATTCAAAGTCCCAATCGAATGTAGATATATTCTTCACGTACTTGTTTTTCCATACGATATCTTTTGAGAAATAGTCTTTCATTAGTTCCGCCGCCGCCTGCTCTACATTTTCAGGCACAGAGCTCCAGCCAAACCTTCCTTGCACTTTGTATGGAACCCCAGACTTAAATATTCCAGAATAATCATGAATACTTGGAGGCACCATTCCGTTTGCAATGTAGACAGCATTATCTAGCGTGCTTGATCTATCTACCCTCAAACCAAATTTTGTCTCAGTTAGGTTTACGGTTAGTCCCCAATTGTTCACTGCTGGGCTAACTAAATTATTTATAAGCAAAATGTCTTTTACATATAATTTTTGTAGACTATTAATTTTGACTGGAAGTGGAAGTGTGTCCGATTCACAGCCGTAGATTACATAGACATCATCATACAGATAAAAATATTGTCCTGTGTATTCCTCTATTTGTTTGCGGGCATATCTTTCTGCCCTAATTAATTCTGCATATGAACGATATCCTGGGTCTGAAGAATCAGAGCTAAACCCTAGGTCGTGAATATGATTAAAATCGACATATGGGGTTGTAACAAAAACGTCCTCTATTTTAGCAACAGAAGTCCCATCTACGGCATACTCCCACTTAAGCCTTAGTGTTCTATTTCTATCTGTATAGGTGTATGGAACATTGACCGTATATGTTCCTGGATTATTCTCATCTAACACAGATGTTAGGGTTTGTAAAACTGTTGTTGTAGGAATTGGGGGGCTAATCACAGGGTCCTGCGTTATGTCGTAAATTTTTACGGTTGGTGCAGACTGTGCACTTGCAACATCTCCATTCCAAAAAACCTTATGGGTTATTGGAGATTGTGAACCTACTAATATCTCTGCCATTTAAAAGGCTAGATTAGTTGTAGTACTCCTGAACCTCTCTTGGAGTTGCTAATCTAAAGCCCTCCTCCTTATCAAAAATTTCTTGAGCTTCATCATTGCTCATTGCAACAAAGGGATGCTCTTTTGTAAAAGTAAATCCCATAGTATCATACCTAAAATTTTCTCTCATCATTCTTACCAAGACTGTGTTTTCTGGTTGTTCCGCTCTTGGGTCAAACTTTGGTAGCACTTCTACTGACATATCTTCTTCTTCCATCTTTTCTATGGTCTTGTTATATACAGACCAAGTAACACCTTCTTCCGCTAAAGCAGCAATAATATCGGCCTTGTTTTTTAAGCCATCTATTCCGACCGCAAAATCCTCTGCAATCTTCTTCAGATCAGCTATCTTTAATGTCTCAAATGACATAGATTCTCCTATTTCTACTCTAAACAATTATAGCATTAGTAAATTAAAATGAAAAGCCCCCCAAAAATTAATTTAGGGGGCTTTTAGCGGGTTTAAATCCTATTTATTAGGAAGCAACCTTAACGTCTTTAACGACTACCCATGCTTCTGCCTGCTCGATTTGGGTTCCAACACGAGTGTACATTGTATACTCGATGGAATCCTTACGTGGCTGGAAGAAACGATAGACAGTTACATCACGCTTGATACCAATAACTATGTTATTTGGGAATGTCAAGTGAATGTCACCATGTGAACCAGATGGGCTTGAATATGTACCTGTCTGATCCTCCTTTAGCATAGGAACTTCAACAATTGGAATTCCAAATGCAAAGGGTGCTACGTACCCTGCTGGGCCACCTAGGGGTATTTGCTGTCCACGGATAACGCTTGATGCGATATCTTCTGGATTTGCTGTGCCAGCGGTGATGCTGTTTTTGAACAAGAAGTCTTGAATCAGGTTTGAGCCTGCCAAGAATCTTAGATCTGCACGGCGTTGCTTGTACTTACGTGGCATAGCCTTAAGTGCTTTGTTAAATAGCTCACGAGATATTTCTGCACCTGCGCCAGCTACTACGTTACCACTTGCCTTTGACTTCTTTACAACACCATCAAATGACTTGTAAAGGTTATCTGTGGTTAGCGTGGTATCTCCATTGAGAACTACGTCCTCAACGTCATTGCCTGCTTGTGTTGCAATAAGTCTTGCAATGTGATCTTCTAGATCTGGACCTTCAATGTTGTCTTCTAGAGACTCGCTTGAAATTTCCCAGTTTAGACGAAGCTTTTTAGTTGTTAGAGAGATCTTGGAGAAAGTTACTGGTGAATTTGCTCCAGTGGTATCTCCTTCTGTTGCGAGAATCATAAGCTTCTCGCCGACTGACATGCGATCAATTTCAGATGTATCGCTTCTCATTCTGACTGTACGGGCGACTTTTCCAATTACGGTTGCGTCGAACATATAATCTAAAAAGCGGGCTGATTGTTCTGCATTCAAAAGGCCACCATTGCCTGCTTCGGAGGCACGGTGTACACCAGTTCCACCTGTGGTGGAAGCAAATGTAGCTGTAGCAGTTGTACCTGCTGCAATTGCCTTTTCTAATGTTTCATTACTCATATTATATTTCACCTACCTTATTTAATTAGTTCTGTTACGGAACCGAGGAAAGAACCGTTCCACTTTGATTTTTTGATTGTAACCTCCTGAGACCCGCCAAGGTCTAAGGACTTCTTAATTGCAGTCTCTGATTCTACTGCATTGACACGCTTTTCTACGCCATCAATCGTGCTCTTGATGTCTTCTACAGCCTTTGAAAGGACTGCATGTTGTTCTGCCAATTCTGAAATACGGCTATCGACGCTCTTGCTGAATGTTTCAACTGTTTCTTTAATAGCTGAAACTTGAACAGCATTTGCCTCCGAAGCCTTACTTAATGTTTCTGAGAAAAAGCCCTTTAGATCGCCAAGCATCTTTGCAAAATCAGGTTCATCAACCACAACTTCAGATACGTCGGCTGCTTTTTCTAGAATTTCGGCAGAAGCGTCTTCTGCTTCAACATCAACTTCAGCGGGTAGTTCTTTGGCGACTTCTGCTGGAGCCTCTGCTGGAGCTGGTGCTAGACCAGCTGCTGCCTGTGCTGCTAATACATCTGCTGCCTCATAAGCTTTTTCGATATTATTATCAACAACTGTTTCTGTGTTATCTGACACTTCTTTACCTCCTTCTATGTCTGCCTGTTTTGCAATTTGTGTTTCAGGCATCGACAATCTTGACTTTTTATATAAATCAAGAATTCTATCTATCTCTTTCGCTTTGTTAACATCATTAGACTCTACCCATCCTATTAG